ATGGCTTTTTGTGTGGCCCTGACCTGCGGTTACGCGATCTCCAGCGGTGGCGGTGCGGCCGGCAGCGTACGGGCGGCGTCGACGGCGGCCGCGGTGGCGTACGTGCCGTCGATGGGGCCGGCGCCGCGGCGGGCGAACACCCACTGGCCCTGGGTGCCCTGGTTGAGCCGCTGCGTCTGTCCGACGTGCTGGTCGAGCATCGGGTCGCGGGGGTGGCGTAGCTCGCCGGCCAGCACCAGCTCGGCGAGGCCCATGCAGATCGCGGGTACGTCGGCGCGTGCCTCGACGACCTCGACCCGGCGCGGCGGCCACGTCCCGCGCTTGTCGGCCAGCGCGGCGGCGACGGCGGCGGACGGACCGCCTGGGAGCCACACCAGCACGCGCGGGCGGAGCTTGGCGACCAGCGCGGGCAGCTCGGCGCGTAGGGCCTTGGTGCAGCCGTAGCCCTGCCATTTCTTGACGACCTCGACGTGGACCAGGCCGTCGACGGCGGCGGCCGCGACGAGGGTTGCGTGCTGGCCGTCGAGGGAGACGTCGAACGCGAGGGCGAGCTGGCGGCGGTGCTGGGCGAGGTCGAGCGGCGCGTCGGTGCCGGCGGCGCGCCAGGCGTCGGGGTCGATGGCCGGGTCGAGCACGTCGATGCGCTGGCACATCCGCTCGATCCGGAACCGCAGCAGGGTCTCGCCGCCGGCGCGTTTGGCGGTCATGGCCTCGCCGAGCAGCGCGTCGGCCGGGATGCGGTGGCCAAGGGCTGGGTTGGCGTACGCGAGGGCCTCGAGGTCGGTGGGATCGGCGCCGCTCGGCGAGCTCCAGGCGGCGAGGAACGTGCGTGGGTCGCCGACTCCGGTCTCGACGTAGCCGAGGGCGGCGTCGTACTCCTCGTGCAGGACGACGCTCTCCAGGTCGCCCTCGTTGGAGATGCACACGCACAGGGCGTCGAAGACGGCGCCCATGGCGGGCAGGACCGCATCCCAGACGTCGCGGTTGCGGTGCTCGCGCAGCTCGTCGAGCAGGGCCCGGTGGAGGGTGTCGCCGCGGCCGGCGCGGCGGGTGGGGGCGGCGAACCGGTAGTGGGAGCCGAGCCGGTTCCAGAAGTCCTCTTCGCCGATCTGTAGGGCGGTGTGCCGGGGGTCGAGGTCGTCCCTGAGGGCCTCGGACTTCTCGGCCATGGCGACGACCTTCAACCAGCTGCGCTTGGCGCCGGCCCGGTCGGTGCTGGTGGCCAGGATCTCCGGCGCGACGTCGACCCACATCCAGTACAAGATCAGGAGGCGGGCGAAGACGGTCTTCCCGTTCTGCCGGCCGATCAGGATGATGGCCTTGCGGTAGCGGGGTGAGCCGTCGGGGAACAGTTCGCCGAGGTGAACCGCGAGCCACTGCTGCCACGGGTCGAGGGGCCAGCCGATCGCGGCGCAGAAGGCGATGAACTCCCAGCCCCACGACGCGTCGGGGTCGGTCAGGTCACGGAGCGGCGGCGTCCACAGCCGCGGCTCGACCCTTCCGCGCACGTCGCTGGCGGATCTCGTCGAGAGTGCCTGGGGCTGCTGTAGGGGCTGCTGGTGGGGCGCTGTCGTCACCGCCGGTCGCTCCCTTCACGAGGGCGGCCCGGGCGCGTGGCGTCAGGCCGAGCGCGTCGAGGGCTGCGAGTAGGAGCGGGCCGAGCTTGGCGAGGTCGCCGCCCTGGTCGACCTGGCGGGCGTAGGTCGCGGCCAGCTCGGCGGCAGCCTTGTCCACCGGTGTGACCTTGTACGCGCGCACAGCCGACCGGACGGCCTTCTCCAGCGACGTACCGGTGGTCATACCGGAAGTATGAACGACGCATGTACCATCCGGTTCATGCAGATCAGGTGGCCGTGGCGTCGTCGGGAGCCGGCGCGCGCCCAGAACCTGATCTCGATCAGCGACCCGGGCATCCTCCGGCTGTTCGGCGTGCCCGAGTCGTACGCCGGCGTGACGGTCACCGAGGCCGTCGCGCTCAGCCTCTCCGCCGTCTACCGGGCCGTGTCGCTGATCGCCGGCACCATGGGCACCCTGCCGATGCCGACACTGCGGGAGACGGCCGAGGGCCAGCGGCAGCGGATGACGTCGTTCCTGGACAACCCCGGCGGGCAGTACGGGCCGACGTCGTACGAGTGGAAGGAGACGGTTCTCCTGCACCTGCTGCTGCACGGCAACGCGTTCCTACGCCACGTCTACGGCGGCGCCGGCCAGCTCCTCGCGCTCGACCCGGTGCACCCGATGTGCGTGAGCGTCGACCGGGCGCCGGAGCGGCCGGGCGGCAAGCTGTTCCGGGCCACCCTGGAGGACGGCACCGTCGTCGAGTACGACGCGCTGACCATGACCCACATCCCCGCGCTGTGCACCGACGGGCTCCGCGGCCTGTCGCCCATCACGGTGGCGCGCAACAGCCTCGGCACGGCGGTGGCCGGCGAGCGGGCGTCGGCGCGGCTGTTCTCCGACGGCGCGCTGATCTCCGGCATGGTCACCCCCGACGAGGACGTCGAGCCCGACGAGGTCAAGGCGATCAAGCAGGAGATCGAGGCGAAGGTCGTCGGCTACGAGAACGCCGGCCGCATCCCGGTCATCAACCGCAAGCTCAAGTTCACCCCGTGGCAGATGACCAGCAAGGACGCCCAGTTCCTGGAGTCCCGCGCGTTCAGCGTGCAGGAGATCGCCCGCTGGTTCGGGGTGCCGGCCAACCTGCTCATGGACCCCGGCGCGGTGTCGACCTGGGGCACGGGCGTGGAGATCCAGAACCGTGGCCTGGCCCGCTTCTCCCTGCACCCGTGGGCGGCCCGGATCGAGCAGCGCCTGTCCCGGCTGCTGCCCAACCCCCGCTTCGTCGAGTTCGACTTCACCAGCCTGGAGCGGCCGACACCGGAGCAGGAGGTCGACCTGATCATCAAGGAGCTTCAGGCCGGCCTGCTGACGGAGGACGAAGCGCGCGCCCTGCGCAACCGGCCGCCGAAGCCGCCCGAGTCCGAGCCCGCTCCCGTCGACGACCCCGAGGAGGTGCCGGCGTGAGGGACCTCGACAAGCTCGTCGCCCTGGCCGAGCGCGGGCAGCAGTTGGCCGGCGCGCAGCGCGAGAAGCCCGGCCAGGTGCGCGTGCGCGCCGCGGCGGACGGCCGCACCGCGGTGATGGTGTACGGCTACATCGGCTCGACGTGGTTCGACGACGAGGGCGTCACCGCAGCGAGCTTCGCGCGGGAGCTGGCCGGCATCGGCGACGGCGGCATCGACCTCCACCTGAACAGCGGCGGCGGGTCGGTGTTCGACGCCATCGCCATGCACGCCGCTCTACTCAACCACAACAGCGACGTTGTGTCCTACGTGGACGGTGTTGCGGCTAGCGCGGCGTCGTTCCTCGCGATGGCCGGCGACGAGATCGTGGTCGAGAAACCGGCCAAGATGATGATTCACAACTCGTCGGGGCTGGTACTGGGCAACAAGGCCGACATGCGGGAGATGGCCGACGTCCTCGAAGAGCTGGACGGCACGATCGCCGACATCTACGCCGACCGCACCGGCAAGCCCGCCAGCGTGTGGGCGGCCGCGATGGACCGCACGACGTGGTACTCGTCGGCGCAGGCGGTCGAGGCCGGCCTTGCCGACCGGATCGCCAATGACAGCAAGGCGGCGCCGGAGGACCGGCGTACGCAGATGATCCGGGCCCGTGCCCGCGTAGCCCTGAGGGGGGCGTAGTGCGAACCATTGAGGAGATCCTCGCCGCTCTACAGGCCATTGTGGACGCGGCCGAGGGACGCAGCTTCACCGACGAAGAGGTGACCCAGTACGAGGCGCTGGAGGCGGAGCTGGAGGGCGTCCGCAACTCGGACGCGATCCGCCGACGGAACGCGGCGTACAACACGCCGGTCGGCGGCGCCCCGGCGTTCATCCCGGGCAGCAAGAAGCCCGACACGTACGCGGCGGCGTTCGACGCCTACATGCGGACCGGCAAGCCCAACGCGGACCTCGTCAACGCGCAGAGCGAGGGCGTTCCGTCGGAGGGCGGGTACCTGGTGCCGGACGAGTTCCGGACCAAGCTCGTGGAGAAGATGAAGGCGTTCGGCGGCATCGGCAACATCGCCGAGCGGTACTCCACCGGCACCGGCGCCCCGGTCGAGTGGCCGACCCTGGACGACACGTCCAACGTGGGCGAGATCGTGCAGGAAGGCAACACCTTCAGCGCGGGCGCAGACCTGGTGTTCGGCACCAACTCGCTGACCTCGTACAGCTACATGGCCGGCGGCGGATCGGCGACGCCGCTCCGTGTCTCGTACGAGCTCGCGCAGGACTCCGCGTTCGACCTGCAGGGCCGGCTCGCCCAGCTCCTCGGTACGCGGATCGCCCGCATCCAGGCGACGCACTTCGCCACCGGCACGGGCGTCAACCAGCCACTCGGCCTGGTGACCGGCCGCACCCCGGTTCAGGCCAACGCGAACACCGGCATCACGTACGCCGACCTGGTGACGTGGATTCACTCGGTCGACCCGGCCTACCGCGGCTCCGCGCGGTGGGTGTGGAACGACGCCACCATGGCGACCATCGAGAAGATCACCGACTCGCACGGTGACCCGGTGTTCCGCGGCTGGGGCGCGAACCTCGCGCTCGGCCTGAACGAGTCGACGGTGCTCGGCTACCCGGTGACCATCGACCAGGCCATGCCGGACTACGACGCCGACGACTCCACCGACCTCGCGATCGCGTTCGGCGACATCCGGCAGGGCTACGTCATCCGCGACATCCGGTCGGTGCAGCTTCTCGTGAACCCGTACTCGCGGATGGCGAACCGGCAGATCGAGTACACGGCGTGGGCGCGGGCCGACGCGACGCAGCAGGACACCAACGCGTACATCATCGCGAGCGGAAAGAGCTGACCATGACTGCACGTACCCTGGTCCGGCCGAAGGTGCTCGCCACCGGCACGGCCTCCATCGCCACGGCCACCACGGTCAACGTGGACTTCGGCACCCCGGACGACGTGAAGGTCGCCCCGGGCGCCAACTGGTCGCCCGGCGACCGGCTCGTCGTGGTCATCACCGCGTCCACCGCGGGCACGACCGACACGACCACGTTCTCCGTGCAGGACGCGCCCGACTCGGCCGGCTCGATCGGCACGCCGGCAACGGCGGTGACGACCGGCTCGCTGGCCGGCGGCACCGGCAACCTGTACGCCGTCGTGGGTATCCAGCTCCAGCCCGGCCGGCCGTGGATCCGCGTCCGCGCGACCCGCGGCTCGGGCACCACCGACACCCACGTGATCCGGGCCGTGCTGCTCGCGATCCCGCACAACATCTGAGAGGAGGGCCGCAGCGATGGTGTGGGCACCGGACTACGTGACGTCGGCCGAGCTGAAGGCGTACCTGCGCATCAGCGACACGGACGACGACGCGCAGATCGCCCTCGCCATCGCTGCCGCCTCCCGAGCGATCGACACCCACACCGCCCGCCAGTTCGGTTCGGTGTCGCCGGTGGAGGAACGCTTCTACACCGGACGGTGGGACCGGCGGCGGTGCCGGTGGGTGGTCGAGATCGACGACATCATGACCACGACAAGCCTCACGGTCGAGGTCGACGGGTCGGCGATCACCGACTACCAGATGGAGCCTTCCAACGCCGAGTTCAAGGCGCGGCCGTGGACACACCTGGTCGTGGATTCCTCGTCGGCAGTGATGCCCACCGGCGAGGTCGACGAGGTGGCGGTCACCGGCACGTGGGGCTGGACGGCCGTGCCGACCGCGGTGAAGCAGGCGACCCTGATGCAGGCGTCGCGGTTCTTCGCCCGCCGCGGCTCCCCGTACGGCATCGCCGGCTCACCCGACGAAGGCTCCGAGATGCGGCTGCTGTCCCGAGTGGACCCGGACGTCGGTGTCGCCCTGTCGGGCTACAAGCGTTGGTCGGCGGTGATCGCATGAACCTCACGGACGTGATGGACCAGGTGGGCGCGCAGCTGGACACGATCGCCGGGTTGCGGGTGCACGCGTTCCCACCGGACCGGCTGTCACCGCCGTCCGGGTGGGTGGGCTACCCGGAGGACTACACCTACGACAGCACGTACGGCCGGGGCATGGACCGCATCAGCAACCTGCCCGTCGTCGTCGCTGTCGCCAAGGTGAACGACCGCGGGGCGCGCGGGCTGATCGGCGCGTACGTGGACGGCGCCGGCGCCAAGTCCGTCAAGGCGGTGCTGGAGTCCGGCGCCTACTCGGCGTTCCACAGCCTGCGCGTGGTGTCGGTGAACTTCGACGTCCTCACCGTCGGCGGGGACGACTACCTCGCCGCCCTCTTTCTCGTCGACATCGCAGGGCAAGGGAGCGCCTGAACATGACTTTCGTGCACGCCAAGAACACGTTCATCAGCATCGGCGGCGTCGACCTGTCCACGTACGCCAACTCGTCCGACCTCACACGGAAGTCGGACAAGCACGACGTGACCACGTACGGCAAGAACAGCCACGTCTACTTCGGCGGGCTGCTCGACGGCGAGGGGAACGTCTCCGGTGTCTACGACAACACCGCGGTCAGCGGGCCACGCGCCGCGATCCGGCCGCTGATCGGCACCGTGGTTGCGATCATCCGCCGGCCGGAGGGTACCGGCGCCGGCAAGCCACAGGACGCGGTGAACGCGCTCATCGAGGAGTACGTCGAGACTGCGCCGGTGGCCGACATGGTGACCTGGTCGGTGAAGCTGCAACTGTCCGACGACGTGACCAGCACGACGCAGTAAGGAGACTCGGGGTAATGGCGGCTTTGGTGGCGACGGTACCGACCCGGACCGGTGTCGCGTCGACGGGTGCGGCGGTGGCCTCGTCCGACACGATCTCCCGGACCATCCTGGGGACGCGGGGCGCGATCCTGGAAATCATCAACGGGAACGCGTCGCCGGACAACATGACGATTTCCGATGCGACGGTCACGGTGACGGGTGCGGCGGCAGCGTCGAATGCGCCCTCGGTGACGAACGGCACCAGCAAGGTGTTCTTCATCGACCCCCGGCAGGCGGACCCGTCGACCGGCGTGACCGTCACCCACAGCGTCACGAGCACGGTGACGTACAAGCTGTACCCACTCGGCTGAGGGAGGCCCACGGTGGACAAGGACCTGTTGCTCAAGCCCCGGCTGGCCGAGGACGACGTCGCCATTCCCGGCGTCGGCACGGTGCGGGTGCGGGCACTGTCCCGCGCCGAGGTGCTGATGGTGCGTAAGGCCACCGACAACGCCGACAGCATCGACGGACCCCGCGCCCTGGTGCTCGAGCGGAAGATGCTCGCCGCGGCGATGGTGGATCCGGTGCTGACCGAGGCCGAGGTCGGCCAGTGGCAGCAGGTGTCGGCGGCCGGCGAGCTGGACACCGTGACGACGCGGATTCAGGAGCTGTCCGGGATGCTGCCCGACTCGGCCAAGGAGGCGGTGAAGGAGTTCGAGGCCAGCCCGGAGGCCGAGTTTCGAGTACCTGCTGGCGACGGAGCTGGGCGGGATGACGGTGGCCGAGATGCGCCACCGGATGGGCAATGACGAGTTCGTGCGCTGGCAGGTGTGGTACGCGCGCAAGGCGCAGCGCGAGGAGCTGGAGCGGCTGAAGGCAGGAGTGTGACGGCATGCCCGGTGAGATCCGAATCGATGGGCTGGCCGAGTTCTCCCGCAACCTGCGCAAGCTCGACAGCGACCTGCCGAAGATGCTGCGCATCGGCCTCAACGACGCCGTCAACGTGGTCCTCGACTACGCCCGCCCTCGTGTGCCGTCCCGCACGGGCAAGGCCCGCAAGTCGATGCGGGCGCAGTCGACCCGCACCAAGGCCCGCATCACGGCCGGAGGGAAGCGCGCGCCCTACTACCCGTGGCTGGACTTCGGCGGCAAGGGGCCGAACAACCGGCCGGCGAAGCGGCCGTTCTACACCGACGGCCGCTACCTGTGGCACGCCCTGGTCGTGAAGCGGGACGCGTTCAACACCGCGCTGACCCGGGCGCTGGTGTCCACCGCTGAGGCGGCCGGGATCGA